CGCCCATCTCAGTTGACGCACCTTTTGCTTCGACAACCGTACCGACGGCAAAATCCCAATCGGTGACAGTTTTGGTGTATGCACCGGCTCCAGCTGTTCCGTTGAGCGGATCGCCGTTTGCGTCCCAGCCAATGCGATCGCCAACTGCCCACGCCTGAGACGCGACGCCCCATGCACGAAAGCGGCCAGAAATATCAAGCTCGTCCGTATCTCCAGCCGCGATATCGTTTGCCGGAATACCAACGATTCCAAGCGTCGTCAGAATAGGAGTACCCGCTGTTACAGCCGAGCCTGCTGTGTAGGACAGCTTTTCGTCACTGGCTACACGTTCTGTTGGAAGATTGAGTCCCATTTATATTCTCCGAATGACTTGAATTTGAACTTGAAAGATACGTCAGCGAACTGCAGCAGGAATTACGCTGCGCCCTTGCTCTTCACACCAGACAGCCACTCAGTGAAGTCAACACCGAAATCGTGATAGCCGCGGAACTGAACGCCGAGCGTGTTGAAGTCAGCGTCTGCCGATTCAACCGTTGGGTTTTCTTGTCCGTTCAGGAATGAAACCACCATTGGCTTGAGCATTTCACCAAACAGATACCAGCCTGTGGCGGTGTATCCTGTGTAGTCGCTGTCGCTCAGTTCATTCACAACAAAAGGCTTGTATTTGTTGCGGTGAATGTTGTCGTCCTGCTGAGTTGACAGGTTGCTGCTGACGAACAGCTTTTCCGCTGAAAACTCCAGTTCTGGTGGAACCAAAAGTTTCTTTGGAGCACCGAGCGATGTTCCGCCAGTTCCAACCTGCTTTTTGTCAGTGCTCTTCAGCTTGCGATAGGCTGTAATCGCTGTTTGCAAGCCGACACCATCGGTCAGGAGCGTGGTTGTTGCTCCCGTGATGTAGTTGGCTCGTGCAGACGTGAAGAATGAACTGTTGTTAATGAACGTCGACCAGAACAACTTACGGAACTTGCGAGAAGCCCCACGTCCCAATCGTGTTCGCAGGTCATCGAACGCGCCGAGGTCGTCGTTGATGATCATCTTTCGAGTCAAGGCGAACATCTTTGCAAAGGTGTCGGCTGATCGCTCGAAGGTTTCCTCTCCAACTTTACCATGGCGAATCTCACCATTTGGTCCGAGCTGCTCATACTCCATGTCATCAAGCATTCGATAGCTTGTGTGAGTCTTGAAGTCGGAAACTGGCTTGACGTCAGCGAATTCTCGCCACGTCTGATCTTCTTCCATGAAGCCGGCCAGCAGCATCTTATTTGCGATGTTGCTCAGAATTCCGGAGAGCGACACAGTTGACGCAGCCGCATGGATCGGCGTCGATGGCAAGGCATACGCCAAAACCTCACGAATGTTGTCCGTGTTGATTCGCTGACGTCCAGAGTAGCCGTTCTGAGCGGCCGCCATGATGAACATTTCCTGCAATCCGATGTTGCGGAAATTGCGGTGCGCAGTTTCCAGAACTTCAGGCTTGTAGGACTTCTCAACATCGATACCGAGAACTCGGCACGCTGCAGCTTCAATCACGTCGCCGCTGATCGTGCTGTTGTCACGAGAGTGAATGGCAGGGCCCTTGGGGCGAGCTTTCGCAAGCATGTCTGCACGCATCCCGTAAGTGGCCTTAATCACTTCAACTTCAAACCGAGTCGGAGCCCACTCTTCTGTGAGAGCTGTTCGCTTCAGTTTGCTGACGGCAACCATTCCGGCCGCCTTAATCTCATTAAGCGCGACTGTTTCCACTTGGCCAGCGTACTCAGACGCAGCTGCGTCGATCTCGAGGTCTGACTTTGCAAAAGCCAGCTGCAACCCAGCAACGTCGAACTTGACGCCCTTAGCTTGAATTTCAGGGTCAATTGCAGACGCCTTGATTTCGGCATCATACTTTTTCTGAAGTGCGGCAGTCTGAACTGGTGTCAGATCAGCAGCCGCAAAACCCATTGCAATAATCCACTCTTCGAATTTCATGTCCAATTCCTTTGCTGGTTCTGCGGCGCTTGCCGCGATTGAAACTGATGTCGTTTCGTCGGCTCCACGAGCCAAAAACGCAACTCCATACAAACGCGACTTGCGAGCAATTAAGACAGGCCCAACGATGGTTCTGCCGTTCACGATTACAGATTGACCGGCCCGCACTTCCTCAAGTGGGGCAGTCGGGATTGCTTCCACACTGGCTTGCCATGGATAACTGAGCGCGGCATTGTCGACGACTTCGCGAGCGGCTGGACCTGTACCGGAAACCAGACCTGCGAGAATCAGTTGACGCCCATCGTTCGTTTTGTCGGTCACATGCCCAACTCGCTGAGTTGGATCGTGATCCATGTTTGCTGTGATGTTTGGCGAGTAGCTCAGCCCTGCCAGATCAATGACAACAGGCTTGCCAAACTTCCTGATGTATTCAGCAGTTCGAAGCTCGCCGCCGTTGTACGCGACGATCCGAAACGTCGGTGTCTTCTTTCCGCCTTCGCTAGATTCACCGGCGATGATTTCCACGTCAGCATCGATCGTAAATCGGTCGATTGCTTTCTTTGCGGAGGCGATGATTGTTGGATACTTACGCGGCATTTGCTGCTCCTTGCGAACTTGTGCCGGTTTTGGTGTTTTCAGCTTGAGCCATTGACGCAAGTGCACCCTTGTCGTTGAAAATGGCGTGAAGCAAGATCTTTCGCATCGTGGGCTCATCAACTCCGTAGTCGTTGGCCATCTGCGGAAGCTCATCCTCGAAGTCGAGACCGTCTTCAGAGTAAATCGTGGACAGGGTTGCCTGTCCGGTTTGCATTCGCGTTTTGTTGGCTTCAGCCTTCGCGCCTTCGTCGGCAACTGGATGTGACGGCCAGTCCCAAATGTGCGCTGGCACCTGTCCTGGAATCTGAACCCACCCGAAACGCAGCGAGGCTTCTTCAAACCACATTTCAAACAACGGGTCGAGAACTAAATCAGATCCGTCTTCTCGCTCCACGTCCAACTGCATGTAGTAAGGCGTGAAATCGAGCTTGCCGGACGCAAAGTTGTGGTCAGACGAGTCACCAGCCGCCAAGTTGTGCGGCATGTTCTTTGGACGGCCCTGCTCGCTGACCTGAGCACGATGGAACGCCTCATAAGTCGCGTTTGGGTGCTCGGCTTTCATCTGGCCAGCATCCCAGCCCATCGGAAGTGCTGTCATCATTCGCTTTTGAAACTCAATTGAGCTGAACGGCGCGGCGAGGTCTGCCCCGTCATCAGGGGACATCTGTGTTTTAAGCAAAACCGAGATGTCTGCAGCTGTTTCAGCCGCCGCAAGCGTAGCCTCTCGCCATCGTCGTGATGACGCACCGCAGTTCAGCGAAGATCGCAATTCAGGAATTCCGCGATTCTGGCCTCCACGACGCATTGCGAACCAATGCAGCACAAAACGAGCGGGAATTTGCTCTGCTTGCCATTCAGCATGGTGCCATGCTGCCCCCGGATGATATGGAAGCACGTCGTACCAGATCGGATTGCCGAACTCATCGAACTTAACCCCGTCGATGTAGCCCTCAATACCAGTGTCAAGGTAGGGAGTAGAGCACTGCTCGGCCTCAATCACAGACAGGTCGAGTTTTACGATATGCTTAACACCCGGGTTGCTCTTCAGCACCGCAAACGACTCGCCATCGCTCATTTTTGCATGTGACATCGCCCACAATTTACGACGCAACTTGACAGCTTTGGCCCATTTCTTCCATTCAGCCTCCACAAGAGCGTTAAACCCTTTGGAAGCGGTCTGCATTCTCAGTGAGGGACCAACACCGACAGTATAGTTGGCGTGCGTCTGCACCATTCCGTCGACGTAGGCGTTGTTGGCGACTTCGTATCGTGATCGGGCAACAAGTTTCTGCCGAACACCCTTCGACGCAGATGAATTCGCGTCTAATGTGTCGGCTGATGCCCAGTAGTTTTTGAATTCTGCGGTATCCTGTGCCGCATCGAATCGGGCGCGGATTGCTGGAGAATCACCGTTAAAGCTGCGTCGTGAAATTGCAGCCGACGGGGCCTGTTTTGGCTCCTTCAGACGAATCCTTCCAACAGTTGCAAGCATGGTAGTGACCATTAGCCTGCTCCCGGCGGAATGATTCGCGAGAACCGAAGCCCCATGTGATTGCGCTGACCAGCCGTCTTTGAGGCCAGGTGCTTCTCTACCCGAATCAACTGGTCAAGGTCATGCTCTTGGACAGACCGACCATTCTCAGTGCTGCTCTTTGGACCAAGAGCGGCCTGCAGAATTGCTTCAGAGATGTTTTCGGGTGCTGACATGCCGAAAACATAGCGAGCGAATTACCGTTGCGGGGAAACTACTGGCGTGTTGTTTCCATGTGTGGAAATGTCATTCGTCTTCTGACTCTTCGTGAACGCTCCGCACAATTTGTTCGGGCGGTTGCATCGTAAACATTTTGTGCCCGCAGTTCCTGCACTGTTTGTAACGGAATGTCGAAGCGTGTCC